ACTCCCTCGGCTTCTCTCCAGAGGAGAACCCGCACCTCGCCATGCTGCTCGACCTCTTCTCCGACCCGGAGACGAACCCCCACGGCCAGAAGCTCCTGCTGGTCAGCAAGGCCGGCCTCGAGGCGACGGAGGCCCACCTGGAGGGCCGGACCCCGAGCGAGAACGTGATACTGAGCTGGAGCGTGGGGAACGCGGGAGTCCTTGCCGAGCCGCACTGGGCGGGAGCGATGGACCGGCTCTTCGCGGCGTGGTCGATCGCAGACAGGTGGTGCATGCGGCTCCGTCTCGATCCCCTGGTCGAGGGCATTGGCGATGTGGGCCATTTTGCCGCCGACGTAGCGGAGTCGGGCGGGAGCGCCGCGGAGCTCATCACCCTCGGCACGCTCCGGCACAACGGCGGGCGGGTGAAGCACCCGGCCGACGAGCGGGTGAGCATCTACCGCTCGGCGATCGACGGCCTGCGAGCGGGCGGCTATGAGGGCGACATCGGGCTCTGTAAAGAGAGCAAGTATGTCATCCGCACCGTCCTCGGCATCGAGCCCAATGACATGAGGTGCAACTGCCTGCCATGAAGCCCAAGCTCCGCTGCGGGGACTGCCGCTTCTTCGTGTTCGGCCGACCGCCGAAGAGCGAGGAGTGCTGGCATTGCTCGAACCCCGACTCGGAATACTACGGGGCGGAGTCCGGCCGCAACGACCCCGCCTGCAAGGAGATCGAGCCATGCTCGCACTCAGCGTAAAGCAGCCGTGGGCGATGCTCATTGTGGGCGGGCAGAAGAGCATCGAGGTCCGCAAGTGGCGCGGCTGCCCTCAGCATGTCATCGGCCAGGAGATCGCCATCCATGCGGGCCGGAAGATCGACGACAGCGCGCCGCTCGAAGTTAGGAACCGGGCGTTTCAGGTGTCCGGCGCATGGCAGGGGCAAAGGGGCGGCATCATCGGCCGGGCGACGCTGGTCGATGTCCTGCGGTTCACCATGAGCACCTTCGAGGAGCTCTATGAAGACCACCTCAACCCGCCGGCCTGGTTCGAGGACGGGCTCATCGGGCTGCAGTTCATCAGCCCCGTCCGCTTCCCCGAGATGATCCCGTATCGAGGGCAACTCGGCTTCTTCGACGTGCCGGACGAGATGCTGGAGTTTGGAGAGCAATCATGAGCACAGGCCACGACACACCATCCCCGATCACGTTCCGCGGCCGGGAGACCGTCCACTGTCACCTGGTGGCGGACACGATCGAGGAGCTCCACGAAGCCGCGGCTCAGATCGGACTGGCCCGCAGTTGGTATCAGCCCAACTCCTACCCTCACTATGACGTGATGTCGCAGCGCCTGGTGGGAAAGGCATGCAGGTTGGTGCCCGAGGTCGGCCGGCGGGAGCTATTGGAGATGGCGAAGCGATGTGCTTCAGACGTTGAGTAACACACACCCAGGGGCGCAGAAAGGCAAGGATCACAGCAGATGCCGAAGACAGCAACGAAGCAGCAGACGAAGCCATTGGAGTCGTGGGAGGCAGTGAATGCCGCCCTGCTCCGCATCAAGCAGACCGAGGCGGATGTCGCCCGGCTCCAGGGCAGGCTCGACAACGGGGCGGCGAAGCTCCAGCAGCGCTATTCGCCCCAGATCGATCCGCTCCAGGCAGATCTGAAGGAGCTCGCCGAGTCTGTCGGCGATTTCGTGTTCGCCCATCGCCGGGAATTGAGCCAGGAGGGGGAGTCCCGCAGTGTCCTGTTGGAGGCCGGCAGGGTCGGCCTCAGGCTCTCTCCGACGAAGCTCACCATCCCAAAGAAGCTCACCTGGGCGAAGGTCCTGGAAGCCATCAGGGAGATGCCGAAGAGTCTTCGGAACAAGCTCATCCGGAAGAAGGAGACCCTCGACAAGGACGCCCTCATGACGGCGATCGAGGAAGGCGTCATCGATGAGAATCAGCGCCGGATCCTCGGCGTGTCGCTCACCCAGGACGAAATCGCATACTACGAGCTTGCTTGAGGTTCCGTTCCCGACATGGTACAATCCCTCCAGAAGAATCGAAAGCCGAGGTCACAGGCCGCTCGCGCGGCCCTGACCTCGGCTTTTGGTTTGAGAGTGGGGTGAACGCCATGCCACGAAAAGGCGACAGCGCCGCACCGGTCGGGATGATCACGACGGAGATCCAGGTCCCCGTCTTCCCCCTCGCATCTCGCTGCTCCATCTGCCGGCTCTTCCAAACCCACCGCGATCAGTTCCTCGAGGCCACCCAGATGCTCATGCTCGGCGAGGAGCAGCAGGCGGTAGAGAAGTGGCTGAATAAGCATCGCGGCATCGACGTGACGATCAAGTCGCTCAGCCGCCACTACCACAACCACATGCTCCCCTACTTCGCCGAGGCGCTCGAGCTGGAGCGCCGCCTCCGGGCGGAGATGAGGGCGATGGATCCCGACACCCCCGCCACGATCGCTTCCGCCCTGGCGCGCAGCCTCGCCATGCGGGCGCTCCAGGCCGTGAACCTGATCAACATGGAGGCGCTCGCCGCGGGCGCCGACGCCAAGCTCATCAAGTCGCTCGCCGAGCTCGCTCTCACGATCGCCCAGATCGACGGCCTCAGCGCCGATCGCAAGCTGAAAGAGGAGCTGGTCAAGCTGCGGGCCGTCGAGCTCGCCCTCAAGCAGGGCCGCGCCGACGTCATCGCCCGCCAGTGGATCATCTCCCAGCTCCGGGATGAGCCCGACAAGGCGAACAAGATCCTCGCCGAGCTCGACCTCGCACCCCAGCCGAAGCCGATGAAGGCGCTGACGGCCGGCGGCACACCGCCACCACCGAAGAAGAAGACGACCAAGGCATCGAAGCCCAATGGCAGCAACCAAAGCAGCAGAGCTCAGAAAAGCAGTCGCAGAAGCCGCCGGCCGAAGCGCTGACGTCGAGGACCGCCTCACCTTCCTCCAGCGCCACGTCCGCCCGCGTCCGAAGCAGCCCTGGACGCTGGAGGGGCATGAGTACCTCGAGGCCATCGCCCGCGACGAGAGCCGCGTGATCGTCATCGAGAAGGCCGCCCAGGTGGGAGCCTCCACGCTGGCGGTCGGCACGCTGATTCATACGGCGATGGGCGGCCTCCACATCGGCTACTTCCTCGACACCCAGCATCGCATGAGGAGCTTCGTCCAGGGCATCGTCGATCCCATCATCAACAACTCCGACGAGATCACCCGCCTCGTCGCCGAAGAGGAGTGGCGCTCGCCCAACCGCCCGAAGCGGCGCGGCGGCGGCAGCGCAGATAACGTCCGGCTGAAGCGCATCCGGGACGGCAAAGCCTACTTCCTCTCGACCCAGGTGATGGGCGAGGTGAAGAGCACGCCGCTCGACATGCTGATGATGGATGAGGTGGCGGAGCTCAACCCGGAGATCGTGGAGTTCGCCCAGGACCGTCTCCTCCATTCGAGCTACAAGCGGGAGTGGTGGTATTCGCAGCCCGGCGTGCCCGAGATGGACATCGACGAGCGCTTCGTCCACTCCGATATGAAGTTCTGGAAGATCCGCTGTCGGCGCTGCCGCACCTGGACGGCGCTCGAGCTGAGCTTCCCGGACTGCCTCATCCAGGTCCGGGGCGAGTGGCGGATCGCCTGCCCGAGCTGCCACGCCAAGCTCCATCGTGCCGATGGCGAGTGGGTTGCCATGCACCCGGACCGCGAGGTCTCTGGCTACCACATTTCCCAGCTCTACGGTCCCCACGTCGACGCCGATCTCGTAGCCGGGCAGTGGGACCATGCGCAGACCCGCCCGAACCGCATGGAGCGCTTCCACATCTCGATTCTCGGGCTGCCGTTTGCGGGCGATCGCAAGCCCCTCACCGATGTCGTTCTGAACGAGCGCTGCGGCACATGGGGCATCAGCCCGGTGGGCAAGGGAGCGGATCTCCCGCTGGGGATCCCGTTCGCCGGAATCGACGTCGGCGACGTCATCCACCTCACCATTGCCCGGTATGCCGGCGGCGTGGGCCGGGTGGTGTGGCTGGAGGAGACGCCGGACTGGAGCCTCGTCCAGAAGCGGCTCCGGGATCATAACGTCGCCGCATTCATCATCGACGCCATGCCGGAGAAGACGAAGGCGAAGGAGCTGTGCCGGGCGCTCGGCAACGGCGCCATCATCTACACCGGCGCGCAGCAGCGGACCGTGGGCGAAGAGGACGCCGACACGAAGCCCGTCCAGAAGATCAGCATGAACCGGACCGACCTGCTCGACGAGCTCGTCGCCGGCTTCCTTTCGGGCGAGCTGTACCTCCCGAAGCCGGGCCTGCGGGAGACGCAGCGGGCGAGGGAGCACCTCGGCCGCGTCGTGAAAGACCGGAAGAGCGACGGCAGCTTTGAGTATCGGAAGGCAGTAGAAAACCACTTCGCCTTCGCCCTGGCGCACATGCTGGCGGGCGTCGCCGCCCAGGAAGCCCTGGGCCTGGCGCCCGCGGGGCATTTCAGTCGTACGAGGCCGGGAGAACAGAGCGAGCATATCGTTGGGGAGACGTTCGCCCCGAGGAGATGGTAGGCCATGAGCCGACGACGGCGCCGGAAGGCGCGAGATAAGCAAACACCCCAGCAGGCCGCCGCCGCTCAACAGGCCGGCGCTCAACAGGCCGCCGCGCCGCGCCGCCCCTCCCCGGGGGAGATCGGCGGCACCGGCCTGCGCAGCTCCTATGGGAAGATCCTGGAGGAATATAACCTCGACCTCCGGGGGCCGAAGCTCTACGATGACTATGACAAGATGCTCCGCGGTGACGGGCAGATCCAGGCCGTGGAGCTGGTCTTCACCCTGCCGCCCGAAAGCACCGACTGGCGCGTCGATCCCAACGAAGCCGGCGAGCCCATCGACATCGAGATTGCCGAGGCACTCGCCACCAACCTGTTCGAGGGAATGACGATCACCTGGGCCGACGTCGTCGCGGAGACGATGATGTCACCGCTGATGGGCGTCAACGCGCTGGAGAAGGTGTGGGAGCCGCGGAACGGGATGGCCTGGCTGCGGAAGCTCGCCCCCCGCCACCCCCGGACTATCATCGACTGGATGCTCGACGCGGAGGGCGGCTCCCAGGGCGTCAAGCAGCGCGTCACCGACCCCACAACCATGATCACCCGGGATGTCGTCATTCCCATCGAGCGGCTGCTCCGGTTCACCTTCCGGGGGCAGGGCGGGAACTTCGAGGGGCGCGGCATCATGCGGGCGATGCGAACCCACTGGTACATCAAGCACGCCCTCTACAACATCGCCAACCAGGGCTTCGAAGGGCTGTACAACCCGGCCGCCTTCGGGCATCTCCCGGCAAACCACAGCGCCAGCGACCGCGAGCAGTATATCGCCGTGCTCCGTCACTTCGGCCGCGGGGTGGTGCTCCCGAGCGGCTATGACGACCCCACCTTCCCCGCCGGCAACCAGCGCCTCCCGAGCATCACCGAATACATCACCTACCATGACACACTCATCGCGCGGTCGGCGCTCGCCCAGTTCCTCCAGCTCGGCTCCGGCGACAGCGGCTCCTGGGCGCTCAGCGACAGCCACGTCACCCTCTTCCTGATGGCGCTCGAAACGGTCCTCAAGCGGATCGCCGCCGTCTTCGATCGCTTCCTCATCCCCGAGTGGGTCGGCTACAACTATCCCGGTGTCGATCGCTTCCCCACGCTCGGCTGGCGGCCGCTGGCGCACGTCGTCCAGAAGGTGGGCCTGCTCCAGCTTCTCAAAGACCTCGTCGCCGGCAAGCTCATCGACAGGGATGACGACCTGGAGGACATGGCGCGTGA